CGGCTACGGCGACGGCTCCGGCTACGGCGACGGCTCCGGCTACGGCGACGGCTACGGCTCCGGCTACGGCGACGGCTCCGGCTACGGCGACGGCTCCGGCGATTAAACACAAGGCCGCCCGATGGCGGCTTTTCTTTTCATGGAGAAGATTATGGCCCATGAGCCAAAAAAGGAAGTGCAGGCAGCCATGCGTGAATGGTTTGCTGCGCCAAAGAAAAACAAGCCGGCTGCGCTTGAACTGGCACGCAAGCATGGCGTTGCTGAGTCAACCATCCACCGTGCTCGCGCTAAGTGGATCAAGGAAGAGAAGAAAATGGCGCGCTTGAATGGGCCACGCAAACCAGCAAAGGTAACGAGCCATGACTGAACTCGACCACCACCCTGAGCCGGTATCGCTGCACGACTGCGCCGTATGCCAAGACCGCGGCATTGAAGTAGAGAGCCGAGAGTACTGCCAGGCGTGCTATCGCGGCAAGCGCCGCAAGAACATGGATTCGTTTGCCGAGAAACTGCGCGGCATGCCGTTCACTGATGCAATGTGGATCGTGGCGCATTCGACCATCAACACTGAGCGCGCGATTGCAGCGGCTGAACTGGCCCTGTTGAAATCGAAGCTGCGCCAAGCAGAGCGCGAACTGGCAGAGGTGCGGAAGGATGCAGACCGTTACGTATGGCTGCGCGACAAATCCGGCGCCGATTGCGTGTGCGATGGGTTCTGGGGCGACAGCAAATTTATCGTTGACTTGAATGACGCAGCGATTAACGAAAAGATGGCTGAATCTGACGCCATCCTCGCAGCCAAGGAGCAAACATGAACGCGATCAAGACTTGGGAAGAGCGAATTATTGCGTGCGGTCGAGCATCTGGCGGCCATGGCGGCGGTGAGCCTTGCGGCTTCTCCAACATCTTTTGCAGCGAATGCAGAAACAAGGCTAAAGACGCTGAAATCGAAGAATACCGCGCCCTAGCCGCCCGCGCTACTCCAGCACAGCCGGTGCGCGTTAAGCCATACCAACAGCGTGCCATCGAAGCGGGCGTTCCAGTGCTCACGAAGGAAATCCTGTTCGATTATGCGATTGCGGAGATTACCGACCTGCGGGCTATCTGCAAGCATGACGCGGCGGAGCAGGAAGATATTGCCAAGCGTCTGCGCCGTGTCGCAAAGGCCGCTGTCGTCCCGGTGGATGGTGACGACAGCTTTGTTTATGGCGCCGCCTTCGTGCTGCTGGGGCAGATTGCTTATGCACTAGAATCGAGGCCATCCCCATCTAGCGTTGGTGCGGCTATCCGGGCGCTGGAAGTCGGCACCAGTGGCAGCAAGGGTTACGTAAAAGCGTTTTGCCATGGTGCGGCAGTCATGCGTGATGCAGCAGCGGCACTAGCAGAGCAGGTGCAGGGGCAGCAGCTGCTATACGAACAGCTTCTCATGGCCATTGCACGCAAATACCCAGGCGAGAGTAGGCATGAAACTGCACTGAAATATATTCAGCGGGCAGAGTCGGAGAATTCATTTGTTCCGGAAGGATGGAAACTTGTCCCGCTAGAGCCGACAGACGAAATGCGCGTTGCATGCCTTTACGGCAGCGATGCGGATGAAATTGACGCTGACTGGAAAGCAATGCTCGCTGCCGCCCCTTCCATCGCTCAGGATGGGCAGAAGTCGGAGGCAGATCATGCCTAGCTGGAAAACAAGCAACTACCGCGATACTCCGCGCTGGCAGCAATGTCTTGGCGATGCGGCACAGGCGATGGTCGCAGATGGCTGGAATAAGCACGCGCGCAAGTTCCGTCAGGTTCAGCAGCGGCGCGCACTTTCAATTTACCAGGGCAACAAATGACGCCTAGCCAATACAAAGACGCCGCCGACGCGATAAGCAACTTCCGCTGGATGCTCGCTGCCGCACTGACCAGCACAGGCATTGAGCAGACAAAAGAAAGCAAAGCTCGTATGAAGCAGCTTTCTGAACTGCGTGAGGCGCTGGAGGAAGAGGGTCAGCGCGCCGCCCAGCAATCCAAAGGAGAGCAGCAGCCATGAAAAAGCTGACCGATAAGCAAGTAGAAGTCCTGCGCCGCGCCGCCGAGTTCATCAAGACCAAAGGCAGCGCTCGCCTGTCTGATTCAGTGCTGGGCATCATTGCCTCATTGAATCCGCCAGAGAAGTCAAAGCAACGGCCAGCCGTTCACGTTTGGCCTCTGGTGTATTGCGCCTCGCACTAGGATGGAGACTGCTACCACCCACTGCGCCCTCAACTACGCGACAACGAACCACACGCAACCGGGCGGCATTGCCCGCTTGATGTTGACCGAAGCGAATAACCACCACCCCGCAATAGCTGCGGGACAAGGAGAACATGAATGGATGCACAAGAATTGCAACGACTGAAAGAACTGGCGCAAGCGGCAACGCCGGGGCCGTGGATGTGGGGCGGAACCGAGTGCGCCTCACCAGAACATGCACTGGTAATCTGCAAAGAGAACATCGACGCAACTGCAAAGCCTGGGACGCATTTCTGCGAGGTGTACCTTGATGATGGCCGACGCACCGCGCTGGTCGGCAACGGCCCGACCGGCATCGCAAACGCGGCCTACATCGCCGCCGCGAACCCTGCTGCCATGCTTGAGCTTATCGCGTTGGCCGAGTGCGCTGTATCTCCAGCAGAGAGCATTGATACGCCGGCCTATAAAGCAGTATATTGGTTTGACTGCCTGAGCCAATGCGCGAAGCTGCTTGAACTGCCTGATGATGTCCCTATTCCGTCCGGCGTGATAGAAGCAGTGCGAGAACTGGCGAAAGAGAAGGAGCGGGCGGATAGGTTGGACAGCGCGCTCAAGGAATGGCTCGACAAAACGCAATGGGTACAGGACGCCGTGCAGTCGAACAAGTTCAGCGTCATGTACCTGGGCCATCATCGAGCCGATGTCATCCGGCAGGAGTTTGACAGGCTCGCTGCCCTGCAAGCGCCTGATCTGTCGAAGCTGGAGCGCTATGACGTAACCTATAGCGGCATGGACGATTCTCCTGATGGGGCATGGGTAAAGCTCGCCGACGTTAAATCCCTTCTCGCCCAGCCCTTGAAACAGGATGGCGGGAAGGATGATCTAGTACGTCAGGCAGTCCTAAGTCAAGCCGCATATCATGTGAAGCACGGCTATAAGTCTGCTTCTTTGGCCGCAAAGCTTGAAAGCCTGCCGCAGCCATCCGACAACCTGCAACAGGCCAGCACCGCACAGGCAGAGCAGCACGATTCCGACTGCTCCATTCATAACGTCGGATGCCCGGAATTGCTAGGGCCTTGCGATTGCTCTTTGTCAAAGCAAGCCACGCCAGAGGGCGCAGACCTGCCGCCAGCCGAATACGATGCGGCGATGGATCGCCACTACCTGCCGCTGCCGAATGGCTGGGAGGTGCAAACCAAAGGCAACGGCAGCACGTTCCGCATCGCACATGTACCCACCACTGCGCGTTATATTGTGATGGACGAAAACCTGCATGAGCCGCTTACAGACTTGGCAAAGGACGTACGCGCCGCCCTTGCGACCACCACAGCAGCAGAGCCGGTGTATCAAGCGGCAGTGCCAGGCGGTTCGTGGAAAGACGTGCATAAAGACATGTTGGCGACGTTCGAAAGTCTGAACTACCCCACACGCACCCTGTACCGCGCAGCACCGCCCCAGCAGTCCAACTTAAAAGGAGAATGACATGACTATCACTATCGTAAATGCAAATATCAACGGACAAAAGTTGTCTGACCCGAACGAAATACCGCGTGGCATTTCTTCCGTAGACGGTGCAAAGATACGCATCAATGGCATTGAATGGACGATGAAAGGCGAGAAATGGGTGCGTGAGCCTTATTCGCCCCAGCAGGTAGACACTGGCGGACTGCCAGGGTAAGAAAAAGCCCGGTAGATCCGGGCTTTGTTTATTTCACAGACGACTGAATTTCAGCAATCTGCGCTCGCCCGCGATGCCATGCCGTGATGCCTACTGCGGCGCCGGGAATCGCTAGCACCATGGCTATACTGGACACGATGGTCGGAATGGCATTCAGCGCGTTCAAGTCTTTGCCTACCAGTGCCAGCCAGGACAGCCACAGCACGCCCGCCACAGTGACCAGCGAGGCAAAGCCCACCACGAATCCGTTGAACGGACGCCATGCTTTCTGGTACCAGTCTTCGTTCGCAGCGTTGACAGCCTCGGCCACCATTGTGGCGTTGACGGCGGCCACGTCGGCGGAATCCGCCTTGCGCTGCTCGATCTCGTATTTGTATGCCATATCCAGAAGCCTGACGCGGTTCTCGGCCTCGAACTGCTTGGCCTGCGCTAGCGCTTGCGCATTGGCACCGAGCGCCACAAGGATATCTTCTGGCTTACCGGATGGTGACCCAATGGCCGATGCCAGGGCGGTTCCAATGGCAGCGCCACCGGGGATTGGCAGTGCAGCGCCGAGAAGAGGCAGGCCGATCTTGGCAAAGGCTTCACCGATTGCTTTCCAGTCCATTTAGCTGATCCCCTGTGTGTAAGTGACGCCAGTCGGCGAAAAGTGAGCAGTGAGCACCTGGTGCCGCATAATGCCCTCGGCCAGCCCGATATGAACCCATTGCCCGAATTCAAGGATCAACTGGTCATAGGCAATGCTGCTGGAGCGGATCAGTTCGGCCAGGTCACGCGAGGTCATGCCGGACACGGTGATATCGGCAGCGAGGCCGCGCATATGCGCACTCTTGACCGATCCGCCCACAGCCTTGTTGACAGCTGGCGAGCGGTAGGCGCTGGACACGTGGATAGGCTTACCGACCAGCTTGCGTACCTCTTCCAGCGTGCCGGCCAACCAGCGCAGGTTTTTCACCTCTTCCAGGCCGGGGCGATTGTCCAGCCCGTTGCGCACAGCGGCTTGTGAGGCGGTCAGTTCTTCCAGGGTGAAGTGCTCGCTGATTTGCATGATCAGTCCTCGTCCAAGTCAATTCCAAGCTCAGTGGCCTTTTCACGCAAGATGCGTCCCCGAATCTTCTCGTTTTCGCTCTTGATATAGTTCAGGCGCGCCAAGATCAGCACGCCAATCAAGCCAGCGAACACGGCAAGAGTTGAGCCAACGCCAGTAATCCATTGCTGCAACGTGGCAACGCCAGCCGCTGTACTGTAGGCAGACACAACTGCTGTTGCCTTCGAACTCTCAGCTGCCTTGTCTGCGATGTCGTGCAATACGCTCCGCAAGCTCATCATTCCGTTTTTTCCTTCGCTCTGTAAATACGTCCACCAGCAGCGCCGCGAACCAAATCGCGCCAGTGAGAATTGTTAAAGACATCGCTTCCGCCCAAAAATATAAGTCGCACGAGTAGTACATAGTTAATCCCCGCAATCGTCCAGTTGTAAATGGATGGCGGGAATTCGGCCATATACAGCGCAAAACCTAGAGCATTTGTGACAATCGAGGCGATGCATAGGGCCTCGATGTCGCGGCACAATTTGCCACTGATGAAGCGATGGCAAACCTTGAACATGAACCAGTCAACGCTAGCCGCACCCGCGAAATACACCATGTCCCAAAACTCGCCATATGGGCGATGAACGATAGCGAAATCAAAAGCCTTGGCAGTGGCAAAAAATAGGGCCAGCAAGGCTATACGGGCGCGGAGCCGGTTCATTTCTTGGTCTTTTTCGGCGTAGGAGCCGTTTCTTTGGTTGGCGGCTTCTTCGGACCGTCGCCGCCTGTTGCTTTCAATTGCTTCATGATTTCCCTTTCGGTTTAAAAAATTACGCTTGACGATATCGAATGTTAACCCAAATGAAATTGTTATCGCCAGCAGTTACATCCCACAACGTAGCACCAGGCAAAACAATTTCAAGTTTTGCCCCAGGAACGGGGTTATTGTCGAAGTTGAACCGAGCCGAGCCATGCACTTTTGTGGCGCCTGCCTGAATCACAATTGGGAATTCCAGCGGCGGACATGTGGCAAAAGCATCATAGAGCGATGCGTGCGCGGTAAATGGCGCCGTAACTTTCAAAATCGAATTGTTAGCAGCAGGATGGACCGCAAAGCGGAATCCCCAATCTACATACTTCCCGGCCTTCTGGTAAAACGAATGCACATCGGAAATAGTCGTAGCGTTGTCCACAGTAGCAGCGCTGATCGTGAATGATTTGAACAGGCCACCAGAATCGACAAGTGGCTGACCGGCAGATTCGGCGCCTACTTCATAAGTCGCCGAGCTTAAGCCGGTAGGCAATACTCCGCCATTGGTCACGCGGCCGGCGATGATCTGCGGGAAAATGGTCAAGTCGTACGGGCCGACAAACGTGCCTGCACCCGCAAATCCCGCGCCAACTGTGGATTTAGTCGCGGTAAGCAGGCAACCATAGAAGCCAGTGCGGTCATTCTGGCAATTCAGATCAGCAGTACATGCCTCTGCGGTGAAGCCATAGAAACGGTTCTGGTCATTGCCGCGTCCATTGCCATCCACGTTGTCGATATTGATGGCGACAGGAACGGCATTTGGCAGTGTGCCGACGCCAATGCCTTCCGCCGAGCAGCCGTAGAACGTGTTTGTGTCACCGGACTCAATGTCGATACCAGTGTTCAAATAACCAAGGCGCACCGAATAGAACTGGTTGCGGTTGGCGTTCGAAGGCGTACCAGTGCCAACACCAGTTTTGAGATAAATGCCGCGCGTTCCGTCCAGGCTACCGCCATGGATTTGAATGTTTCGGAACTCGTTATAGTATGCGCCACCGATGCCGCCGCACTGCAACACAATGCCCTCTGCGCACTTTGACATGTATATGTTGCTGATCTGGTTGAACGACTGTTGGCTTTGATTTGCCGGCGTCGTGACGTTCTCGGGGATCAAAGCCAAGCCGGTGACGCCGGTCTTTCCGTTCGCAAAGATCGATAGGTTACGCACAGAGCAGTACGCCGCGCTCAAGCGAATAACATGCATGTTGTTGGCGCCAGCCAGCAACTGAGTATCGCGAGATTTACCAACGATTTCAATCGACGTAGCCGTAGCGCCATCATCTAGGCCGCCAACAAACGGAATCAGGATGCCATTCGTCAGGCCATCTGCCCCGGCTACACCATTCAGGAGGTATCGATTTTTCGCCAGCAGGAGACGCCCACCGCCGATAGACAGGAGATAGGTAATCGCCTTCGTGAAAGCCGCGGTATCGTCTGCCACGCCATCACCGACGGCGCCGTAATCCTCAACGCTGACCGATTCGCGGAGCTTATCCTGTATGAAACGCAGGATTGCACCAGCACCAGCCTGGATAAATCCGATCAGCGATGAGCCGATAGATGTTGCCAGAGAGGCGATATAGGCTAAAACACCGCCTGGATCGGTGTTGTAGTTGTCAACCGTGTAAATCAGATTGCCTAGCGCATCTTCCACACGAACCCGATAATTGCCACTCCAGAAGATAGGCGAAGCAGGCTCGCCACGGGAGTTCAAAACGATTGGGTTTGCCTGCGGAATTGTGCCGGCCGCATCGCTGTAAGTTGGCCGTGGGTTGGACGTACCAGAGTCATAGGTATAGACTTTACCGCCCACAAGAGGAAGGCCGGCAATCCCGGTATAGTGCTGCTTCGGCAGCGGCATCAGGGCAGTTGTTGGCATTGTGTTTCCTTAGACAATATCGGTTGCCGAGTATTTGAACGTCAGGCCATTACCAAGCGCCTGAACCTGCCCACCAGTATTAAGCCCCTGGCCAATAAGTTCAGGACATGGGTAGCTTTCCCCTGCTGCAATGGATCGAGCGCTAATGAGCGTATTTGCTGCGCCGGCAACACCAGCGTTAGGAACAAGATAGACGGTCGCAGCGATGGGAGCGCCGGTTGTGTTGATCAATGATGCAGCACGAATGATTCGGCGCGTCAGTGCTGCTACAGTCGTTCCTTGTGCAGCAGCTGCGCCAGTCAGAAGGCCACCATCAAACACATAAGGTGTAACGCTCATTTTTATTTCCTTTGCGAAATTTACGACATGATGCCATTATTGATTAGTGCAGTCCGTATATTGTTGACCAACGTCACAATCCCGTCAGCCTGGGCCGCAGTGGTATAACCAAACGGCGTAACATTTGTTGCAGCAGTTGCGGCCACCGCGCCGCCAGAAGCAAAAGCAGTCTGTGGGTTCTTCGTGTTGCAGCCGAACCCGCCTGTTACCTTGAGCGTTCCTGTTGCCGTGGTAAGGCCCGTACCATCCACCTTTAGGCGCTCTATAGCATTCACATACCAGCGGTGCCCAAATACAGCCGTTGACCCTGTTCCGGAGTGGTACTCCATATACCCTTCTGTCGATGTAGGGCCAAGACCAATAGCATATGCCGCACTGGCAGTCAGCACCCAGGCTTTGGACGAAGCGCCACCAGCTGAGATAGTTGTTTCCAGCGTAGTGAACTTACCCGAATTCGGCGTAGTCGTTCCGATGGCCAGAGGAGACGCCCAATCCGCACCGTCGAGCAGGTCAACGTTCAAGTTTGCGACTTTCGTCGTACTGGCGATTACGAGTGGCGCCGTACCAGTTGCAAGCGCGCTTGTAATCTGCCCCGTAGCAGAAAGCGTGGTAAATGCTCCGCTGTTCGGCGTCAGTGCTCCAATCTTGCCAGGGCGCTCCCAATCCACACGGAACGGGTCACGGTAGCTTTCCTCAACCTGTGCATCTTGAAGCATTGCCTCAAGTTTTGCCAAGCGGGCATTGGTAGATTCAACCGCTTCAAGTTTGGCCTCAAGTTCCGATAATTTCCCAGCCATCGACGCCACCGCAGCTGCTGTTACTCCGAAGTCGTCTTGCTGTTGGATTTGCGATGCCTCTTGCGCTGTAACCACTGGAGCAATCTCAGACAGGGCAACCAGGCGCTCTAGATCGTCCATGTTGACGCCATTTGCACCGCCAACACGAGCAAAAAGATCGCTAAGCGCACGCGCAAACTCTGGCGTCATCAAAACGTCATAGCTGTTCTGGGCGTCATCGGTCCATTGCCCGATGGGAACGCGAACAGGGAAAAGGCTAAGTGTTCCCATCATTCCACCGGGTTAAGAGAGGCACCAAGAATCACGCGTTTAACCGGATCACTGATGGTCAGGCGGTAGACACGATCACGTGCACGACCGAGACGATTCCAGCGCAAGCGCGTGCGGTATTGACCGATTGGCCCCATTGATGCCTGATGCTGACTGCTCCAAGTATGGCCGCCATCGTCTGACCAATCCAGTAATGCAACTGGATCAGAACCTTGACCACTATTCAGACCCATGCCGGCCTCAATGTCGATTTGTAGGCGGTTGTGAATGATCCACTGATAGTCCGGTCCAGCGATATGAGATGCCGCACGAATGGCTGGCAAAGGATCCGCGGCGCGATCTGCATAGTAGTCAAGGTCAAGCGTGTACAAATCACCTGTCCTATGATCGCCTACGATGTGCTTTCCACCATAGTAAAGATGGCAGTTGCTGCGATGACGGCCAAGTAGTCCAGTGCCAGGCGTCAGATAAGCACGCTGGTGCCATAGCCGTGTGGCGGCATCATAGACCCATGTTGCATTGCCAGTCGGGAACGAGAGCACATAGAACATATGGCCCTCCTGCTGGTATGAGTAAGCCACAGCATCCGAAATATCAGCGTAGCCAGCAATGGCGAACTCCACCGCATCAGTCGAAACACGCTGAGGTGTATAGCCATTCAGGCGCCACACTATGCCAGCGCCATCCTTGTTCTTACCAAGCCAGAACACGGTGTTGTCCATGTCAGCAACGGAATAAAGCGCAGCACAGCCTTGCTCAATGGCAGCATTCGTATCACGCGCAAATGGGAAGTCAGTCCCGCCAGTTGCACGCCAGATTTCGGTAACACTTTCTTTGAATAAGATGATTTCGCTATGATTCACGAAAACACGAACGATTGGCTCTGCATTACTCTCTGCGCTGGCAAAGTCCAGTGCATCAAAGGTCATCGTATTGGAGCCGCTGATATAAAACTGGTTCGTGTCGGGGCGATTGAAAATGGCGAACGTATCCAGAATATCGCAGCTGCTGGCGCCATAGAATGCGGGATCAACGATCAGGCTTACCACGTTGGTTGCAAGCTCAACTAGATAGCCATTGTTGCCGGTCACGATAACAACTTGTGTGCCATTATCAGTGATGACAACAGGTGTCGTCAGAGCATCTACGCTGCCAATAGCGGTCAGCACAAAAGTGGATGACAAACGGTAGACTGTACTTCCGCTTACTACTAGCGCATCACCGCCATCACTAGGCTCCCACATGCCACGAACAGGCCCAGATGCAGCCGCCACAAGTGGACGAGTGCCAGGCGTCCCATAAAGCGCAACAACAGCTTTTGCAGAGCCAGATTCACCCATCACAGGGAAAAAGTTGATACATGCCTGTGCGTCAAGGTTGGTGCTGCGCTCGCGGTAACTGGCACCAATGAAGGGGATTTGAGGCATTACTGGCCCCCCTTTCCTGCTAGGTCGCGCAAGCTTTGGCGCCGTTCATTTTCCTGTTGCTGGGCAGAGATCAAGGCCGACAGCAGCTGAGGGTTATTTAGATCACCAGCAGCAAAACCACGAGTTAGTGCACCGTTGCTGTAGTCAGAATTTGCAAATCGCTGCTGATATGCAGGCGACAAGATCATAGACCGCGCAACCGGTCGAACCGCAGGAGCAGCAGCCAATAATGCGCCACTTGGACCAGCACCAGCCGCACCAAGCGCCCCAAGTGTGGCACCGCCGAATACGTCCAATGGGCTAATGCCTGGAATGGCCCCCACCTTTTCCATGCTCTGGAAATTGTTAGGGAAGGCAGCAGCTGCATTGGCAACAGTCTTGATTCCACCGCTTAGCGGCTTTCCTTTCCGCAATTCAGCCGCAAGTTTCTGTGCTTCAATATTGCCGGTCGCTGGATTCATTGCAGCTTCGACAGTATGCGTTTTAGCCATCTGTTGACGTGCTGCACGGAAATTGTCAAGAAGTTCAGCACCAGGCTGGCCGAGTCCACTTAGACCGCGCTCAATCTGATCCTCAATAGCCGTAGCCGCGGCGCGCTGAGCTTTACCCATTGCTTTATCGCCACCTGCATAGCTCTTGGCTGACTCATCCCGCAGGATCTGAGCCATCTTCACGCCATCAGCAGCGTCGAATTGACGCACCTTGAGCGAGTCGATCATATTGGAAACTTCGTCTTTCACAGCAGCAGGGAAAGACCGTGCTGCTCCTTTGAACTGCTGCGAAATGCTATCCAGATCACGCTTGAATGCAGCGCCTGGGCGAATCGGGCCAGCCGCTTCAACAGGTGCATATCCAGCTTGGTAGGCATCGCGGCGCAATTGGGCCATCAGATCCGTCGTTAGCGGTACATTTTCAGGAACGCCCAAATCTTGGCGAACAAGCTGATTCGTCTGCTCCTGGTTCTTCGAAGACGCCAGTTGCCGAGTGGAGAGCTTGCCGGCAACGCCCTCTAAGGCGCGGTTCATGGTCGAAGGATTCACCTCGGACGGAGAAACGACAAAACCCGCATTGCGGGCGTTGGCGATGTTTTGATCGCGTGCTGCATTCTGCTGCTGTCGAAGCTGATTCGCGGCAATCTGTTGCTGCGCACCTGTGATAGCACGAGAAGCAGCGGCCGGCGCAAGCATTCCTGCTGTCATTGCAAGCGTATCATTGCCAGTTGCTTCCTTGGTAGCGCCGGCAGCACCACCAGACAAGCCGCCTACCGCGGCATTCGTTGCTAGCTGACGAAGGCTTGCAGATGGACTACCAGCTGCTGCGCCTACTCCACCTTGAACCAAACTGCTCAGCATGCGTTGACCAGAGGTGACAGGTTCCAATTCAGGCTTGATGAATCCGACTTTCTCAAAGCCGCGGCGAACCAAATCAGGATCAGGCGTCGGCTCTGGTGCTAGGTCTTGGCGCCCCAAAGCAGTTGCCAAAGTGCCATAAGCAGCCTTACCAAGATTCAGCAGCCGATTCGGCGCATTCAGGATAGTGTCAGGAATGCCCGCGATAGCCTTGTTTGCAGCATTGGCCGACATACTGATATTGCCAGGGGCCTCCGGTGCTGGTGTAGCTGGAGTAGATGGTGCCGCAGATGTCGATGCACCAAGCTTTTGCTGAAGGATGCCAAATGCCTGCTCCTTCGTGGAGCCCTCCGGCCCATTCACAGTGTATTTTTTGCCTTCCGGCGAAGTGAATTCAAAGGTAGGCATTAATGCTCCTTAACGTCCCAGCCGTCAGGAATTACTGGCGCAGCTGCTGGCTTTGCGGCTGGCTGCTGCCGCTTAGCCGTTTCCTTCGGATATGAACTCCGAATATCGTCCTGAATGGCCTGATATTCACGCTTGAAAAGTCCCAGCTTTGTACGCACAGTTTCAGGCGTATCTGTGGCTTCCGGAATGAACGGTTTTAAGCGTGGAGTTTCAGCAGCGGTCACTGCGGCGCCGGAGCGATCGTGCAGTTTCAGCGAGCCAATGTCGGCTACCAGAGCACGAGCCTTGACGCCTTTCGGGTCAGTCCGCTGGCGGATGGAATCGCCGAGCATATTGATACTGCCCAGCGCCTGGGGATATTCATCGACTGCCGCCAACGCGTCATCGATCTTACGCAGTGCGGCATCATTCTCGGTCATTGCCTTCTGAACGCTGGCCGGAATACTCTTAGCCTTGGCTTGAACGGGCTGGCCATTAATTGTAACTGGCGCCGCGGTGCCGGAACGAGTATTCACCAACACCGGGCCTTCGTCTGTCTGCACCACCTGGCCGGCCGCTTGATTTTGACGCTCTTTTGCAGCGGCTCGGTTCAACCGCCCTTCGCTAGCAACACGCTCATTGGTTGCTTTGTTATCCGGGCTTTGCGCCTTGGCGAGGCTGGAAAGCGTGGTGACCTGACCCGTGACAGGGCTAATACCAAGGGTCTGAACCTGGGCGCCCGTATCGCGTGTTTCGAACTTCATCAGCTGATCTTTTGCGGCTACAGCACCGGAAAACGCCTGATCTGCCATGTTCTTAACATTGTTCGGATCAGCGTCAACCTTAGCGATGTTTTGCGCCACCTGTTCAGGAGAGAACACGCCATTGTCGCCCAGCCATTTAATTGCGCTCTTTGCATTTTCCGGAGTTGGGAAATTGCGCACATAGCCGAAGGCTTGGCCGGCCAAATCAGCCTTTTTATGGGCTGTTTCGATTTGCTTTGCCTGAGTTTCAGCACCACTTTTCGCAAGGTCAGCCTGGCGCTTGGCTTCTGCACTATAGGCGGCAGGCGATACACCGGCCAGAGCCGATAGGCGTCCTGTATTGTCAGTCGGATTGGCCGCAAATGCTTGCCGTGCGGCCATTTCATCATTGCGAGCCTGCTCAGCAGCTTGGTTCTGCAAAGCCAAATTGCGAACATTGTATGCCTTCGCTTGCAAATCGGCTTGATTGGCAAACTGAGGCGGCTGAATTTGAAGTGCTACGAGTTCTGGCATGATGCCTCCGATTATGGCGAATAGCCTGCGCCGTAGGTGTCAAAGTTGCTTGTCTGGTTGGTCGCATTGGCATTCAGGTCACCAAAGCCGCCTTGTGTCGGTGTCATGTAACCACCGTTTTGACCATTCAGCGAGTTCAGATATTGCTGCTGCATATAGGCATTTGTTCCTTGGCCAATGGCATTATTGATGGCATTTGCTTGCCCGACGTAGCCAGAAGCGCGTGCAGCGCCTGCATTCTGAATGGCTTGACCGGCCTGGTTAGCATAATTCTGGCCGGCGGCCGATACTTGATTTGTTGCAGTCTGACCAATGCCAGACACGCTTGCCAGTCGATTAAACCGGCTGCTTAAGTCGTTCTGGAAGCGATTGTATGCATTGCCGTATTCTTGGCTAGCTTGGTCGCTGTTGAAGCGTGCAAGAGCCTTAAGCGTAGCGCCAGAGTATCGCGATCCGCGGGCAGCAGCGGCATTCTCAATACCGCGCTGACCTTCCGACAAGCGGAATTGATAGCCAGGGTCTGCCTGGTAATCCGCCATGGTGAAATTGCGGTTGAACTCGCCACCGGAACCAAGCCCACCGCTAAGCTGAGAAAGCGTCTTTTCTCCGGCCTGACGCCACGGCGCCTGATCCTCACGGGTTTGCAGGTATTGCTTGTATTGCGCATCAGCTGCGGTCTGTGCAGCTTGCGTCTGTGCATTCGCTGCTTTTTTGGCGTTGTTGCTGGAAACGACACTGCTAACTACAGTCGCACCAACAGCTGCCACTATTCCCCAAGACATACAGCCTCCCGATTTTCGATTGCTGCTCGATATTCCATAAGTTCCGTGTGTTTCGACGTTGTATAGCGTTCGCAGAGAACAGCAATGTCAGTTTCGTTGCCTGGATTCTCATGGATGGTTGTCCAGACTGTTTCTTCCAATGCGTAGCCGGCACGCTTTGTTCCTGGCATGGACTCAAATGTGCATGGAGCGGAAAGCTCTTTCATGCCTACCTCTGTCCATACAACAATTCGCCCTTTACTGATGATATTCAAGTGCCGGGATTTATGCTCCGCTCCTACCACTACCACACCGGCCGGAATTGTCATTTCCCGTAGCATCACGCCGGGGCCGAAAATATTCTTGATTTCGCATTGCACTTGCGGTTCCGATAGCATTTGCTCTTGGAGGTCGAAAATCCTTGTACGGAGCTTGTCGCCTTCAATTTTTGGAGCCAGCAACCCGGAATAAGTAATTTCCATGGTTACGCGCCATTCTGCCAATTGCTGTAGTTATTGCCTCCTGAGCAGTCCAGTTGCGCTACTTCGGAGCGCATCATCATTGGCTTTTTGTTGTTGCGCTTTACCAGTGCAAGCGCGGTTTTTGCATCGGACTCCAGCTTGCCAAGCTCATCACCGCTCAGGCCTGGATAGTCGCTTGCCAGTTCCCAAGCCAGCAGAAGCCGGATCATCTTCTTGTAGCCTGGCGGCATGTCGAAGGTGTCGTAAATCGTCGCTGCGTTGGTGAAAATCTTGTTTTGGTACAGTGTCATGCTGCCGGCCAAATATGGCACAGGCCACAACGTCAGCGATCCATTTGGATATTCAGGGTGATACACAAAACGATTCGGAATGCCGGGAGTCGTTTTCAGCGACAGCTGAGCATATTCCTCCTGAGTCATTGACTTCACTTCGAAGTCAACGCCCTGATATGTGGCATAGACCGTATCCACAAATGGCGGGCGCTCTGCAACCACTGTCCCGCTCGGCCCAATCGTATAAACGGCAATGCCGGCCACCAGCGGGAAGGTGGTCGTCACGTTAGAAAAGACAGCCAGGTTCTGGATGGTCAGCGCGTCCAGCACTTCATTGAACTTGCTCAGTGCGTCGGTGGTCATATCAGCACCCGGCGGCTCGCCAACAGCCAGCGCCTTGACAGTTACCAGCGCATCGGTGATTACGTCCAGAACCGTAGCCATAATTACTCAGCCTTTGCGGTACGTTTTGCAGTGGCAGCGCTCTTGGAAGCTTCGAACTCTTCACGCTCAGCTTTCAGGGCTGCTCGGTCGGCGTCCAGTTCTGCCATAGACTCTTGGTAGCCAGCGGTCAGTGCTGCGCGTTCTTCTTCCAGCGCCAGCTTGTCCGCAGCCAGTTGCGCCTGGTCGGCTTTCAAAGCGGCATATTCGGGTGACAGCAGCACGTCGGCGAAACCTCCGGTGGTACTGGTCGAACCGCTCAGCGGCTGGAATTCTTCTGGAAGCGCGGCTTCCTGTTCGGCATTGGCTACTACTACTTGCTGACGCGAATCATTGCGGCTGGTGCAGATTTTTGGGTACATGTGATTCTCCTGAGAAACCGGGCCTGTGCTAGCGCCCGGTGATTTGCTTAGTTCAGCACCATATCGCCAGGGGCGGAAATGATGGACCAATCGACGAATGTGGTTGCAGTCGCAGCCGCGGTGCCGTAGATCGTGAACGAGCCAGCGGCGCACAGGATACGCTCCACGCGCAGCAGCGTGCCGTCAGCAGCAGCTTGGGCCACCACAGCAAACACTTTGGAGTTGGCGTCCACCATGTTGTTGGTGATTACCACGGACGAAGCACCAGCAGCGATAGCTGCACGGCCCGAAATGACGTTGGCAGTTACGGCGCCAGTAGTGATGTTGGCGGCAGAAGCAGACGAAGCCAACCCTTGAGCGATCAGCGCGGTTTCCACGTTGGTCGGCAGCATGACGGTCGTGCCAGCCAAGTAGCCGGCGTAACCATTTTTCAGCAGTACAGTCATGATTTTTTCCTTGATAGTTGAAAAGTGGATAAGCCCGCCGAAGCGGGCTAGCGCGATTACACGGAGTAATATTTGGTTGATAGCTCCGGATAAGTCGCAGCCCAGCCAAACAGCACGTCAAGACGCGTGATAGGCGCATCGTTGGTGCCGTCGTAGAACTCGGTCACCTTAATGGTGAAGCCGTCGCTGGTCTCCTGATGCACGCCGATGACGCCCTTGCCGTCTGCTGGCGCCCACATTGGGACCATCGCCAGGGTGAACGCATCCTTGTGGTAGGCAACGTTGGTCTGGTAGCTGGTCGATGCGGCGCCGACGATCAGGAAGTTCTGGCCATTGGTTGGCGAGGCGGTAACGTTTTGGAACGCGCCCGAGGTCACCAAGGCAGGGCTGACAGGGATGACGGTCGCACCGCCAGCCAGATCAGCGGTAACCACGAACTGCGCCAGCACGCCAGTCGATTGACGCGACTGCGGATTGACGGCGAATACACCAGGCAGAGTGATGACGGTACCGCGGGTGATGGTTCCGCCCAATGCTGCGACGGTAATGTTCGAACCAGTTTGGCCGGCGCCGGAAATTGCAGTGCCGGTTACGACCTGGGTGCCGTTAGTATGGGTGTCAACGTTCTGGTCCATACCCATGTTCAGGCCGAACGATGGAACCATCATGCCGCTGTTGAACTGCTGGCTGATTTTCTCCTGGCCGTTGAACAGTCCGGACATACCCTGAACCGCGGCGCCGTTCATACGTGGGGCAGCAATGAAGGTGCGACGGTTGTCTTTGCGAGGTGCGCCCATTTCATCCAGGCGGGCATTCATGTCGGTCAGGGCCTGAATGGCCAGCGCTTGGGTGGTCGGCAGTGCACCGGTCGGGTTCATCGCATTGAACGTCGCATAGTGCGCCAATTGCAGACCCTGACGGTCGATTTCGTTGGCAACAGGCGCGATGGCCGCAGCAATCTTGTCTTCCAGACGGGTCAGCGACAGAGTGCGTTCAGCGCTGGTGAATGCCAGATCGCAACCGCCCTGCGAGAGGGTCAGCGGGATCGTGCTTTCAACAGTCGCTTGCGGCACAGCCACACGGCCGGCACGGTAGGTGTAACGTGGCGGCTTTTTGATGTTGATGGTCTGACCTGGCGCGTAGCCGCGGCTCATGTTACTGGTGAATTCATCTTCCCAGTCGCGGTTCACGTTGGCCGAAAAGGACAACATGTTTTTCAGCACCGCCAAGGAGGTCTTGGCGATGATGCTATTGGTAGCAAGTACGTTTGCCATGATGTTTCTATCCTTAAAAAAGTTGGGTTACCGAACGTATCGAGACCCGTTTGCTTTCAGATAAGCTTCGAACTGATCCTGAGGCATGTTGTTCGGGTCAGTGTTTGCTGGCGCGCTTGCCTGGGTACCGGGCTTAATCGGTGCAGGGGCGCTGGTGGTACGTGCAGCAGGAGCAGATGCCGGCGCGCTGGTTGCTGGAGTCAACCTGGCCTCCATGGCGCCGAGAGCCATGTACATTTGCGCAGCTGGAAGGCTGGCGATGCGTTGGGCTTCTGCTGGATTTTTCGCCAGCTGGTACACCAAATCAGGCCCATGCATGCTGGATTTCAGCGCGCTATGCATTTCATTGGTGAGTGGAATATCGGCCTTACTGACGACTTCCACGAAATCCGGAATGCGCGCAGCGGTTTCCTGCGCACGTTCGTTATACGTGGTGTCAATCATTCGGTCGGCATCCTGCTGGTAACGGTCAGCGGTTTGCTTTGCGTTTTCGGAGGCTACTTGACGGGCGCGCTCTTCAATACGGTGATCCAAGAGCGCAAACTCGTAGTCCTCATCCGATTCGAATTCATGAGCTTGGGGCGTCGGCTTGGCCTGTCGGCCCTCCGCGATAGCCCGCCAATGCGCCGCTTCACGTTCTGCGGCATGGCGAGCATGAGTCAGCTCATCGAAACGCTTCTGGATTTTGTTGGACTTGAACCGGCCTTGATCATCACGGGACGGGTCATTAGTTTCGCCTTCGTTTCCTGCCTGCTGCTTGCCCTGTGCGTCTTCCTGGCTTGCCGCGGCTTGCTGCTCGGTGCCGTCGGCCTGTGCTTGCCCATCCTGGCCACTGGTTTGTGGTGCAGTTTGGATGGCGTCAGGCTGGCCGGCTTGCGCGGTGCTGGTGTCTACTACTGGGGCGCTGGTGTCGATTTGCATGGTATATCCCAAGAATTAAGAACCCGGCATCTCGCCGGTAGGGCCATTTGCGCTTGGTTCCTCTGCTTGGCTGGCAGTGGAGCGGGAATCTTCTGTGTCGAGAGCTTTGGCGGCAAGAACAGGCGGCGGCTGCATTTTAGCAACCAGCATCTGGATCATGCCCTTGATTTCTTCGGCATCAGCCTTGCCTTGAGCGTTGATTCGCGCCACTTCTTCGCGGCTTTCGGCGTCGATGCGGGCCTTCTCCAGACCGCTTTGCGCCTCTTGCAGTTGCTGCTGAAGCTGGTCGACCATCTTGTCAGCGTTCTGCAATGCTTGTTCAATCTCTGGTGGCAGCGGTGGCGGTCCTTCTTCGCCATCTGCATCACCTTCTTTGGTGAGTTCAGCCGGCATGGTCTTGCGCAGGCGCTCCGCAATCTTCTCGGCGCCCGGCCAATCCATGGATTCGATTACCAGATCACCAGCAACCTCCATCAATTTCGGGAAGTCGCCAGCCACCGCTACCATGGCCTCACTGGCTTCCTCACGCAGAGTCGAATAACTCGGGCCAGTGGAAACGGTTACATCGTAGGTGCCGACAGTCAGATCATTCAGCGTTTCGGTAACTTGCTGAGTAATCGGGTCTACCTTCTGCACATTCACTTCCGCGCTGTCGATAGTGCCGTCCTCTTTCATGAGGCGCACCACGCGCTTAGCGTCGTAGTAGTGCGGGATCATGTCGATCAGGCAGCGGCCACAATGGCGAATTGATCGGTTCAGGTTGTCGGTGTAGTGGAAGTTGGCAGTATCGCCCTGGCGCTGCTGTGCGCGCTCCTGAACGCCGCTGGTTGCATTGCTGCGGGCGCCTAAGCTGGAATCGAACAAGCCGGTAACCGCCTTGATATTGTCCGAGGCATGCATTGCCATCTGTAGCATGCCAACTGGCACATCTGCCATTGGTGAGCGTTGCGGAGGTGGAGCCAGAGTACCATTAAGTGCAACAGGCTTGTATTCCAGATAGGCGAATGAGCGGTTATTCGCTTGGCCCCAATCTTCTTCATGGTCTTCGAACTGGCCTTCTGCGCCGATGAATGGCGATTTAGGACGAAGGCTGACCTCTTCGGTCGCGCTGGTCATCCAGAAGTTGTACATCTGCGCCGGGTCTTTGGCATCGCGGATAATGCCGCTGCGGTACACCTTGCCCTGGATATCCACCTCATTGCCCCACACAGGGAAGACTGGAATCCAGCGGCACATGATCTTTGTGCGCTCAATGATCGCGCCGGCCGTAGCCTTGCACCACATCAGCTGGGGGATCTGACTTACGCGCTCCTGCGGCTTACCGTCCGCATCCAGCATCTGCACATCAGCGTCAGTTAGTTCGTCTTTGAACTTAACGCTACCATCAGTCAGCATGCACAGAGTGCGTTTCTTGTATTCGAAGTAGTAGTATTCGACCACGCGCACGTATTTATCATCCATCCAGCCAGGCTGCACTTGCTGCCCGAGCAGGCCCATAGCGGTAGCTGTGGCCATGTCGGCATCAGGATATTCGCGCTTGAACTCCTTGCGCGGTACGTCGCAGATGATGGCGCAGCGCTTCTGGTCGGAGCCATCGGCTTCCACGCTAGCCGGGTCGGGGAAGACTTTCAGGGCGTCACGGATGCGCTGATACTTAATAACTTGATCGAACGAAGTAGGCGACTCGTATTCGGTAATCAGGCGCCAGAAGCCGAAGCCTATTGCCGCAGCGCTGTTCACAGCGGTGTCATAGGCGATATCGGCGTTACTGATGTACTCAATGTGGCGGATGATACCCTGATTGATTTCGGAACGCTTGATATCGGCGCCGCTGTCCACCGGATGAGTCTTGATGCCTGGTTTGTTCTGTCGCTGGTCGTTGGTGACCTGATGCAGGAAGGTAGGCAGGCGATTGAATGTCAGGCAGGGCCGATTTTCCAACTGGCGCTGACGTTTGATTTCATCCGGCCACTGTTCGCCAACTAAGAATTGAAGGTCAGCGACGGCCGGCATGCGGTTGTGCGAGTCGGCCTTGATCGCCTCGTCGCAGTAATCGCGGATTTCTTTCAGCAGGGCATCATCGCCTGATTTGTTTTCGTCGCTCATTGCCCAGCCCATTTAGCCGCCGCACGCGCAGGCATGCGAACAAGGATTGTTGGTGTTGACTGGAGAACGACAAAGCCGTGCCGGCGTTGATACCAGTCCGAAAGCTGTTCGGTGGTCAAGCCATCCTGGCCGTATTTCTCGGGCATGAGAAGAAGCAGCTTTCCAGCCTGGTCGGCCTGGTCGCACACCTCTTGCATCAAGGAATTGGCGTGATTCTTGCCTCTTTCGGTGGCAATTGTCAACAGTTCTGTGATTTCTAGAGCATTCCCACGCATATTTACTGGCACAAGCGCGCTATAGGACAAATGCAGGCTGCATGGCCCCATAGTCACTGTTCCAGGCTTCATTTCGATCAAGACATCCATCCGCCACCTCCGTAGTTTCGTGCTTTAGGCTTCTCGCCCTCTTTCTTTGGCGGCTTCACCAGTGCCGGAAACAGTTCAGCCAGCCCCCATACGTGAGCGTCTGCTCTGTTTGGGGAGCCTGGGCCAGTGTAGCCAGTCGTTGAAAACGCGCACAGTTCATCCTCAAGCTTTGCAAATATGCCAACATGGCGAACTTTGCCTTGCTCATACAGGGCGCTGAATGGCTCTGCGCGCTGGACTTTGCCGCGGCTGGCTGTGACCATCTTGAAGTTGATGCGGGCGCTAGCTTTTGCGGCAGCCGTTTGAACCACGAAATTTACCATTCCGCCACCGAAGTTCGTTTCCCCTATCAGCGCATCAGCTTTATGCCGCATGTAGGCGTCAACTGCGACACTTCCCCATGTCGCAGGGCCAGCCTTGACCGTTAGATCTTCCAGCAGATAGGCGTTGCCATCCGTACCAAGACCCACCACAGCAATTCCGATTTCATCGTTCTCGGTGTTCGCATCGTCATCGCCGGCGCCAGAAGGATCGACTGCCACAATGACACGCACAAGCGCTGGCGTGACGCCATCCGACACACGCCACTTGTCAATATCCTCTTCGTTAAACAAGGCGTTAGGTGTTGCGTCGGAGAACTCGCCATGCAGGAAACGGCGCTTCATGCGCTCCGACAACCCATCTAGGGTAGCCAGATATTCAGGCGAAAGATTGGCCGCGTTGTCGATCGGATTCATCTGGAATGACTGGTAATTATCCGGATGCGAAAGCGGCTCTTTGGTGTCCGGGTCAAGCTTCTGCTTGAACACCTTGAACGTCCAATGCATCTTACTTGGCGGGTTGCAGTCAAACAGGAAGCGTAGCTTTAGCTGACTTTCGACGCCATTGATTATCTGAAAACAACGCTGTGCAAGTCGGGTCAGCAGGATCTGCACGCCGGCCCATGCGACCTGGCTGGCCTCGTTGACGTAGATGGTGGCGAACTCCAGACCCAGAATCTTCTCCATGCGCTCTTTGTCATCCAAGCCCAGAAACCAGACCTGCGATCCCTGTGGCAGCCACGCATAGCCGTCTGACATATTGATATCCCAATCCTTGCCGCGCTGAAGCTGCGGGAAGCATGTCCGCATGACCTTTGGGAACGTGTCCATCATGATCGACGCCTTCAGGTGGTTGAACCTGGAGCGGGTGATAAGGTGGCGCGACCCTTGAGACTTTAATGCTCGGGCTACGATGTTGCGAATGATCAGGAATGTCTTACCAGAGCGGCCACCGCCAAACAGCATCAGCCAAGTGGCGATGCCGGCTAGGATATCCTGAGCTTGGCTCTGGCGCTCTGTTAACTGAAAGCCACTCACAGCCCCGCGTCCGTGCTGGTGAAGTGGATAGTGATCGGGCCATCATCCTTGCCGGTGACCTGTAGAGGCAGCACGCGACCCAGCAGGGAAATGAAAGCCTTAGGATTCTCTTCGGCCTGGCGGACAAGGTAGCTCACCCCACCTGACTCGCTCAGAGCATCAAGGATCATCTGCTTCAGTTCCTTGGTCTGTTTATTCGGAGTACCTTGCTTGCGGCCGCCTGATTTTTCCCGTTTCTTTCTATCAGGAACTACTTTAGTTTCGTCCATGGCAATCACCAGAATGAAATTTGGTATGACTGCAAGTCTACAACGAATGAAATTTGGCTTTTCATGTCTACTACCTCCCTGCGCATGGCATTTAGCCAAGAATGCACGCCGATATGACGCGGAAATACTACACCGTGAATATATCACTATTTCCGTTTACATATAAGCAGAGAGTTATCGGCCTTCGACACACAGCTTTACCACTGCACCGTTGGCTTGCGCCTGCCCGAGGATGCCCGTCAGGATATTGGCGGTGGTCAGCTTGTTAGCGGTCACCGTCAGGGTCTTGTTGCCGTTGCTCCATGCCCAGGACATTTGATAACTAGCCAGAGCGTCATTGACAATCATCTGCACGCTGTCTTGAAACACTTCGGTGTAAAGCGCGTTGCCTGTGGATAACCCATCATCGGTTAGGTGGAATGTGGCTACCCCACTGGCTACCGTGGCGTTCTTGTAGGTGCGGAATGCCATGGTTTTTTCTGTTGTTCCAACCACTGCGCGCCCGATAATAGGCTTGTCGGGAAGATCGGCCCACCGTGCAGGTGGCGTTGACTCCATGGTTCCCATTACAGCGCCTCGCCACTCATAAAGGCTGTAGCAGATGCGGTCTTGGTGAATGGGCCGGTGCTACTGAATACCAATGTGACACCCACTGCCATACGAAGTGGAACGAAATAGCCAACCTCAATAGATGAGCCGGCACTCATGGCCCATACTTTTTTCGGAGTCACAGTGCCATCAGCAGGTGCTGCAACAGAATCGAACAGCATCAGATAGCCGGATACTGTGGCCGTGCAGTTGGCACCAAAGAAGTTGCCAGGGGCTGCCTTCAGAACCACGGAACTTGATGCGGCGCCGGTTGCAGTTGATGTTAAAGCTGCACCAGATGCCCCCGTTGGTCCGTTTGTAGTGCGCACTGCGCCGTCTTCAATGACGATTTGTAGATTCTTTACGACGCCAGGAATAGCTTGGTCAAGCCCAGGCGCAATGAGTACGTCGCTCATGATGTTCCTCAGTTGGTATTCAGGTCACCTTCCCAGCTGATCCCCACCTTCATCGTGTTATTGCTGGTGTAGATGCATTGCTGGATGAAGTCGAATTTTTCGGCCACGCGGATTTTTGTTTTGGCTTCCAGCACGTAAGGGCGAACGTCGGTCGTGCCGATCATGCGCGGCGCTGTGGTAGTGCCGTTGGGATTGCGGAATAGCAGCAGAAAATCAGCGCCGCGGGTCACGCCGCCGCCAGAAGTGAGAATCTGCGCTTCGATGTTATCCACAGTCAGAGTTCGGCCGGCTGGGACTGTATAAATAGCTTGCTGAAGCGTACCACTCAGGGCCGGGATGATGCCCCGCACTGCACCACCACCTGCCACGCGGATAGTGATATCGCCTAAGTTCCGGCGCCGCCCGCCTGTCGCGTTGATGCCACCAATGACAGCGGTATTCAGACGGAAGTTCACGGCCCCACCAGGAACAGCTACAGTTCCCCCGTTCAGATTGACAGAAAATGTAGCAAATGGATTGTATGCAGTATCCAGAATGGTCAGTATGACCGTTTCAGCACCAGCGCCACCTACAGTATCGCCAGCGTTTGCACAGAAAATTTCCCAGGATTCGCCAGCAGTAGGTAGCGCATATTCAGCCGTTGGCCCTGGCCATACGTCTTGACCTGATGCTAGACCGCTAAATGCAGTTGCGATAGTGCGGGCGCTGATCAGGGCTACACGATTAGTCCCAGAAACCTTTCCGGTAGTAGTATCTGTCTCAAGGTCCCGCTGCTGCGTAGATGAGCCGAGCATGATAGCCGTCCAAAGCGTTGATTCGATGGCGAGATTCTACGCCCCTACCTCAGCCATGTAACGACTTTTTGTTACTTCTTCTTCAGTACCTTGTTTGCTGCGGCCACGATATGGGCACGCTGGGAGGCACTGAGGTTGCCTTTCTCGAACTGTTGGGTGGCGCGGGCCTTGGCGTTAGCGGCTCTGTTGTGCGTATCGACCGGATAACTTCTGTCTGGGCCGGCGAATTTTGAAGCGGGCAGGGCTTTGCGCTGCTTGGTAGTCAGTTCAGCCATGGTGCTGCTCCTAAAAAAATCCCCGCAAGGTGCGGGGTAAGGTCGTTGGTGAAACAAGGATAAAGTAGTTTCACTCTATCACGCCAGAGCCGACTTTTCCACCCTCACCACCTCAAAATACCAAGTCCCGTCCTGGCGCTGCTTGGCTTGCTTCTCGGTGATGGTGAAGTGTTCGCGGCCCATGGGATTAGGCGCCGGCTGAGATGGCGTGCGGCTGTTCATTTCATCACCAATCCAGCAATAATTATCCCCGCTGCAATGCCGCAGATGAAGCCATGAAGCCAGCAGGCTATTTTTATTTTTTCCATCTTACGCCCCTCTCATGACCCACTCGCGGGCCTTTTCGATTAACCAGAGGCCGTCGCGGTTACTCATGCCAGAGGTGCGGAAGACGAATTCACCGTTCGCATCAGTTCCGATGACCAATAATTCCACCATATTATCGCTCTGAGCGCCTTCCAGTGTGCTTTCCACTGTCCGGTTATCGCGCGGCGCCAGGACATGCAAGTCGGCTGCCATGTCATCCCTTTCAAAAGTTTCCGCCAAGCCTATTCGGCTGCTGGGGAATGGGCTTGGCGGTGATCATGGCTTACTCTGGTAATTGTTCGCAACCGGCGGCAACGTGGGCGTTGTCGCATGGCGGCTGTGGTTCAATGACCGGCGCCAGCATATCGGCCTGCTCCTTGCGCCATTGCAGTGTATCGCGCAGGCGGAAGCCCAGAAGAGGCCAAATCTTGTTGACAGCGTTCTCGCGAGCGATCTTGCGACCAATTTCAGCGTCGAAGTTCTCCGGGCTGGCGCAGGCGCTCTCGCCAGTGATGGTGAAGCCGTTTTGCAGGACTAGCACGCAAAAAGTAAGCAGCTCAAGCGTTTCATCATTGCAATCATGTTCATTGGTATGCCCAGCGCCGGCTACGCCGTCCATCGCCGTGAAATAGTGCTCGCTGACGATTTCCTTTGCGATATCGGCCGGCGTCACACGTGGCGCAGTCAGGCCCTTGGCTTTGATTTCCTGCTCAATTGCGCTGTCGCCAGTCGCAGGGGATTCGATTCGATGCATGTCTACTCCTTCAGTTTATGCCCTTGTGGGCGGAATAAATACAGGCGTCGTGACAGTTCCAATATTCAGTTTTCCCTGTCTCAGCACCCACGCAGTATAGGCATGTCTTGGCTCTATGCCGAAGCCGATTACTCCATCGGATGACTTGCAGCACCAGTTATCAAGCAATCGGCGTATGCGCGGCTTCTCCGGCTTGCGTCGTACCTCGTTCAGCATGTTGCCTCCTTCGCAATTTCACGCATGATGTTCGTGCTGTTGATCTTGTGCCGGACACGTTTTGTCACCTCGTCTGCGGCGCGGTCGATATCAATAGCCCGAGCAGTCTGCAATTGCAGGTCATGCACTTCCATCGCATCGTTCAAGACGCCCAATTCCGGGCCTTTGAACAGGAAACGCATGTTGTTCTTGACTGCGCGCTTGCCCACCTCGATTAACGCTGCCTGGGCCTGCTTAAGCAGTTCAACGTGATCCGGTGCAGATCCTTGCTCGGTCATGATCAGAGCGATGTTAATCGCGCCGACGATTCGGTCCCAATCTTCCTTGTCGCCCATGCCACGTGCCATATTAGCCATTGATGCGTGGTTAATCAGCAACGTTGTCTGTAAATGCTCGTAGTGCGTTTCCTGCATGCCACCAAAGAAAGTCTTGAGCGGGTTCTTGGCGACGTACTTGCGGCCTTGGTAGGCTTTGCGAATCTTAGCCATTCTGAACCTCGCGGGCCTTGAGCATGGCGTCGGCCATCTTGTAGCGGAGTTTTGCCATAAGTTCGGCATTGAACTCGAATAGCGCGATTTGGTATTTCATGTGCGCATCATGGTCACGGCTCAGAATTGATGCAGGGAATCCCTCTTTCTCTTGAGGTCTTTCTGGACATTTTCTACCTACAATCAATTCTCTCGAAGCGTAGCTAAGACTGTTGTGTACAGCTGCCTCAATTTCGCTCGAATCGGCATGAATTGCGAAGTAATCGAGCAAGCTCATTCCTTCCTGCACTACTTCCCCCATGCTGCCATGGCTCGGGAAAGCGGACCCACCGTCATTGATCTCAGCCATTGTCGCGCTCCTTCCCAGCCATATCGGCCAGCATCTGGCACACCGCATAAACGCCTGCGCCAATGACACAGGAAACCATGACAATTGCAGCGACTTGGACGGCTTCCAAGTGCTCCATGTAGGGGATGAGGGGTTGCATTATTTCTTCTCCGGTTCGACAGCGACAGTGAAAGCAGCCTTTGCCGCGCCCAAAACCGAAGCGGTCTTATCGAATGGGCCGCGATTCAGATCGCAGGAAGATGCCGGCAGCGTGACCAGATCGGCCACCACTGCGACAGGAGTAACCGCAACAGCTACTGCTGCCTTGGTCAGGTTGGTAAGCATGTTGAACATTTCTCTTTCTCCTTGTGTTGTTACTTCAATTGCTGCTCTGATTCTTACGGAAATCTTCCCATGTGAACGCCGCCACAAAAGCGTTTTCATGCAGCCTGGAATCGATCCGGTCGCCAACATGTTGAGACAAGTTATCGAAAGTCTGGTTGGTGATGACGACCACCGGTTTTTCTTCGTTATAGCGGCGGTTGATGACTTCTTGCAGGAGAAGCGCCGCATTCTTACTGTCTGATTTGATATCAATCTCATCCAGAATCAGCAGGCCGTACTGAACAAACCGCAGAATCTCGCCTTCCTCCGACTTGCCCTCGGTGCTGTATGACGCTTGAATCTCAGCAATCATCTGTTTGGCAGTGCAGTAGCGAACAGACAAGTCGAACTTATCAATCACGGCCTCCGCCAGCTCAGAGGCCATCAGCGTTTTACCGGTACCAACGCCGCCGTAAAGAATCAGTGCGCACCAGCCATCTTTCTGGCCCACCGCATCAACAAATGCTTTCACAGTCATGCGCACGGCCTTTTGGTCATCACTGGTGGCCATAAACCGCTGGCCTTCATAACGCTTAGGCAGGTGCGCCGCATAGTGCAGATCCGCTTTCCTGAATTGCAGCCATTCGTCGTGACTGCGCTTATTCAGCGCCTTGGTGTAGCACCTGCTGCAATGCTTTTCACCGTTATGCAGATAGACGTAGCATTCCTTCGGCTCGTCTTCCCAATGAACTTGGCAAAACCCCTTTTCCGGCTTCAAGTTCCCTGCTTTCAAGAAAGAAAGTGCTTGCTTCATGTTGTCGTCGCTCAAAATTCAATCTCCCCTTCTGGAATTTCTGTGATGCCATGCTTCCTCATGCTTTCTTCCATGGCGCGCTTAGAGCTTGTGTGGTCAAGGTGATTCACATGCATGTTGCTTTTTGCTGATGCAGCTTGCCCAGTCACCCAATCAGCATTGAACCCTTGCCAGCCCCTTGCGCAGCAGAGCAGCAAGGCGTCGTTAAGCGATAGGCCGGCTTTTGCGGCTTCCTTCTGAATCGAGAGCATGGCAGTCATGGTGACCGCTGAGCGCTTCTGCTTACGAAGCCTTTTGAAGTCGGCAATAACCTGAGCATCGACACCTGGAAACAATTCAGCATCGGCGGCAGCCGGTGCTATATTTTCCTTTCCACTTCCCTTCCCTTCCTTTCCCTTCCCTTCCACTGGTGCATGCACAAGAGGCGTAGACGTCGCGTCGATCACGCGTTGCGCACGCGTCAAAGGCATTGATATATAAGAGATTTCGTTTGGCTCTGGAATTTCTGAGGCAGATTCTCGGTTATTGATAACTTGATGCTTTGCCCATGTTGGTATGTGCCCAAAAATCTCATCATTCACTGAATACATGCGAATAAATCCACGCGTCTCTAACGCGTGGAGCACGCGTGAAAAATCAAGTTCATCGTATGGGAGAACGGCTAGCTTGATCCTGTTTGGCTGCCATTTAAAACGTCCTTCACGGTCACAAACAGTAAACAAGCCAACGAATGCCAATCGAATCGGCAGGCCCGTTTCTTTCTCCAGCATAAACAGGTCTTCATGCGTGAGAAGCTCAGGCTTCACAGTTCTTATTCTGCCCATACATGGCCCCATGTTTTACCTGTGGAGATTTTGCTAATGCACATTGTGCTGACGCCGTATTTACCAGCTATTTGTTGAAGTGATAGGCCCGCGTCAAGAAGGCGCCGGATATCGTGGATGTCAGAAGTTTTTAACTTCGATTTTCCACTAGTTTCACCTTTTGCTTGGCGCCCTTTTCTTACCTTGTCCTGGCAATTATCGTTATGAGTCCCAAGGGAGAGATGCCTTGGGTTTACGCATGCTCGGTTGTCGCATTCATGCATGACTACCATCCCGGATATCGCATCAAGCTCAATATCATTCGCCTGGCAGTAAGCAAGCCTGTGCGCCCGAACAAGCTTGCCTTTGTACTTTTTTACCCCATAGCCATCAGTGATCGCTCCCTGATGAAGTATGCAGTTTGAACCATCCATTTTTTAGCCCATAAAAAAAGGCTTCACCCACACTCTCATCCTTTCGGAAGTTGGTCGAACCGGTCAGTGCCAGCCAGAGTGTGTGTGAAGCCTTACTGATTTTTTGCCGACCAAGGCAAGTTATATTGTGCCAAATTGAAATATTATCTGCAAGAAGTTTTGCAGCTATCTCAACGAAAGTAACTCGTTTGCCATGAGCGGATGCACAGCAAACGAATCGCTAGCAAGGTTCAAGGCATGAACTTGCCGATCAGCAGCACGACAGAAGCTGTGATTAGCGCAACTCCGCCAACAGCCAAGCAGCTTGCCAAGATAGGCAGGTTCAGCACGCCGGGAATAATTGCAGCGGCGAGCGTGGCGCAGCCGTATTTGAAGATCATGATTGATACTCCTTCGCAAGTTTGAGCAGGAATTCCATGTTGAACGTCAGCAGCATGAGCAGGGCGAACGGGAGCAGCATCACGAACCAGCCGAGGATGCGGGGCCATGCGCGGCGGCGCTCGGTGCGCCAGGTGCGATTTTCGTATGAATGCAGCATCACATCGCCTCCAGCATCAGGTACAGGTGCTTCGCCCCAAACATCACCAGCACCACCAGGGCAGCGGCAAGGGCGAATGAGAGGGCAAGCTTCCAGCTGCCCATGTCGAACATGCACAGGTCTTCGTCTTCGTCGTGGTTCATTTGCTGCGATCCTTTCCCGATTCGTTGTTAATCATCAACACAAGGTCTATTACGTCTTGAGTGCTGCGGACGATATGCACCGGCAGTGGCCATGCCGCATGCCACTTTTCTTGATCTGGCGTCAGCTTCTGCGCGCTAGGCGGCTTGCTGCCATCTTTCACCTCAACCAGGAACATCCAATGCGGTGTTGCGCAAAGAAGATCCGGCACTCCTCCACCAACAGCATGTAGATGCTGCACAGACACCAGCAATGCACGAAACATGGTTACGATGGCCTCTTGGTTGGCATCAACCTTTGCTGCTCGCCTCATTTCATCAGTCCTTTCCGTTTCAAGATTTTCTGGCTCTCGGTGCGCGCCAGGTCGAAATATGTGTCAACCAAGCTGCGTGGCATCTGGCCAGCGTAGCCGCCATCAAGCCAACTATGGCAAGCATGGCAGGCATAGCAGCCTTCCTCGTCGCGAGCCTTGATGCCCATGCCCTTGCCATCCTCCAGGCGATTGCTATGCGCCCATACAGTTGTCGAAGGGTCGAATGTGCAGCAGGGGAAGCGCAGCGTGCATTCCTCGCCCTTGGCGCTCTTCCGAATCGGCGTCATCTTCGGGCCGGCCGATTTCATGCGCTTCGCCCGAGGCTTGCCAGTTGCGCGCACGGCGCCGAATACTGCGGGCTTGAAGCCGGAGCGCTTGAGGGGAGTTTTGCGATTCAGCATGGCATGCACTCCTTCATGACTTCGATGAAGACGCGCGCCGCTTCCGCGTTGATGGCGTTGCCGTAGGCGCGCAGGCGTCCCACTCGGGAGGCAGCCCCATTAACCAACGGGAATGTGCCGGGTTCAATTGGCCGCCACTTTCCATCCCGGCAGAAGAGCCAGTCAGCATCTGACCAGATGCCGTTAGTCGGGCCGGGCCCTCCGGAAGCTGCACCGAAAACGCCGCTACCCCCAGGTCGTTGTTCCAGCTCTTGCGCTCTGCTTCGTTGATCGCTCCCTGCAACGTTCTTGCGTTGTTCTCGCCATCCGTTGCCCTGGTTGTTGGCCAGCCCGCTAGGTTCGCTTGGCGCGGCAACTGGTCGAACCGCTCCGATCCGTCCGCCCTCGGCTTGATGTCCGCCCCCGAGTCCTTCCAGTCCCTGGTGGTGGGAGTTGTCCAACCCGTCAGCATCGCGAAGTCGTTCAGATTCGACCCATGCCGCGTCTCGCCCATTGCCCGCTTCGCCTGGCCGCCGCCCGATCCGTCCGCCGTGGTCGGTGTGGGCCATCCAGTACGTGCGGTCTCGGATGTGCGGAGCACCGACGCCCGCAGACGGGAACGCAACCGCCCCGAAGGCATAGCCCAGGGCTTCCAGGTCAGTTTGTACAAGGTCGAGCCAAGGGTCTGCGTCTTTGCTCGCAACTTGCTCTCCAGCGAGGCTTGCAGGGCGGCGCTCGCGGATGAGGTGTTGAAAAGCGGGCCAGAGGTGCCGCTCGTCAGCAAACGCAGTTCCTTGGCCTGCCGCGCTGAAAGGTTGGCACGGACAGGAACCGGTCCAAATAGATCGATCGTCTGGCCAGCCGGCACGGCGCAGGGCATAGCTCCACACGCCGATGCCTGCGAAGAAATGACACTGGCGGTATCCTCGCAAGTCGTCGGGTCGTACATCTTCAATGCTCCTTTCGTCTACGTCGCCTGGCGCGATATGGCCAGCGGCGATCAGGTTGCGCAGCCACTGCGCAGCGTATTTGTCGAATTCGTTGTAATAGTTTCCGGCCATCAGCCACCCCTCATGCAAGGCATGCAGCGCGCCATAGCGATCATGCAGTGCTTGCCGCGTTCGTCGGCTTTATTGAACAGGGCAACCAGCTCTGCGGCACGTGGGTCTTCGCTGATGGCCACCAGCGTTTTCGGAATGCTGTTCGGCATGCAGTCGATTTCTTTTTCGGTGCTCATGATGTCCTTTCGTTTGGGTTGGCATGAAACTGAACTCCCAGGTTGGCGCCGAAGGCCATGACCTGTTCGAGATACAGCGAAAAACCTTTCGTCGTGAGCATGGTCGTGCTGCCCACCATAACGCGGTCACCGGCCGGCGTGTACTCCCACTTCTTGTACTTGTCGCGGCACAGCACTGGGTCGAATTCTTCGGGTAGAAATTCGCGCTTGAACAACTCATGCCAGGCTTCTTCGCTGAACCGCTTGCCTTCCAGATAGCCCTGCTCCGAAATGTCCTTGAGCGGGCCGGCCCACATCAGGGCGTTCTGGTCCAACTTGCGCGGCTGCCGGAATTCCTCGATGGTCACTTGCAGCGGCTTGTCATCGTCCAGCGGAAGATTACGCACCAGCGCCAGCAACGTTTCGCGCTGCTGCTCCTTGCGTAGGTAGATCGTTCGCTTTTGGAAGTTCATTTTTGTACCGGCCCGGCTTCTTTGATCAACATGCGGATGCGCGGCAACGTCATGCCGATGGACTCCATGATGCGGATGATCGTTGTCGGGCCAACTTCCATGCGCTTTGAACGCATGCGACACAGATTTGGGCGGGACAGGTCAAGCGCTCGCGCCATTTCCGCATCGTTCTTGAATCCTGATTCCTTCAGGATCGCATCGAACAGTGGGTGAACATTGTTGGTTTGTTTAGGCATCATTCCTCCGTTTGAAAGTGAGATAAGCGTATCACGAATAAAACACAAACGCCATAGAAAATTGTTCTTGATTTTAAAATTATGCCGTGGCATGATTCTTACATCGCAGCGCACCGCGCCGCACATCACAGGGAGAACCAATTGAACCAGCAAGACCAATCCGCCGCTGACCGCGCCGAATACGAATGGAAGCAGCGCCGCATTCGTGAGGCTGTGGCGGCTTACAAGCGGTGGGAGCAGCAGCAACGACGTAGTTTCAATTAACCACAGGGAGAAGATCAATGTTGAACATCAACGAAGAAGAAATCAAAAAAGCCATTATCGAGCAAGCAGCAGATCAAGTCGTCAGCCAAGACAGCGACCTGTCGCACATGGTTGCGCGGGAAGTAGAAAGCCGCGTTGAGAAGATTTTCAAAGAGCGCGCAAATGCTCAAATCGAAGCTGCTATCGATGCTGCTATCAAGGAAAGCTTCAACCATGAATACCAGAAGGTTACGCAATGGGGCGAGCCGGCCGGCCCGAAGACTACCATTCGAAAGGAGCTGGAAAAGACTGTAAGCGGTTACTGGACTGCCAAGGTTGACGCCAAGACCGGCAAGCCATCGACCAGTGATTACAGCTCCGTGACGCGCGCCGAATTCGTCATGACACAGGTCTGTGCAGAAGACTTCTCCAAAGGCGTGAAAGAGGCAGTTGTCAGCGTAACCGGCGCCCTGAAAGATGGCCTGCGTAAGCAGATCGGTTCGCAGATGGACACCATGCTCGACAGTCTTTTCCATGTGAAAAGCCTGCAAGATCAGGGCAAAGTCACGAAGCCTTACTAAGGGCCGCCCGATGATCACGAAGATCCCCACTCAATCGCGCCGCACCCCAAGCGCAGCCGCCTGCTTCATCATCGTGGCTGCGGGGATCTTGGCGGGGTATCTTGTAGCGAGGCTGGCATGAGCGCTAAATATCTGAGCGATGAACATGTGCGTGAGCTGAACGAAAAGCATGGCTACTTTGAATACGCTGATGCACAGGGTGATGTGAGTCGTGATTTCGCGCAAGGCGCAATCGCTAAGTATGAATCGATCCGCTCTGCTGCACCGGCAATGTTGGCTGCTCTGAATGCTGTTTGCACAGCGGCAGAGAATATCGGCGGCGAGCATGTTGTTGGCCTGGGAGCATTAGAAACGGCTCTCAAGCAGTGCTACGAGGCAATTCAGGAAGCAGAAGGCAAGTAACCCGGTAGGCTCCACAGTGCCGGGCGTAAGCTGGCCGCGTAAGTGCCAGCGCAAACACAGGAGAATAAATTGAGCAACTTGAAAGTGTTTAGCGGCAAATGCTGCTTGTGCGATGTAGGCGTCGATATTAGCCAGAAAGACTATATGGGCGAAAGTTTGCACACTGGAGATATCGTCCAGATTTGGCATGGCGAGTACATTGGTACCGATAGCGAAATCTGGTATCCATCTGGCAGTCTGACTGTCGTTGTATCCGGCCAGTATCAATCATTTAGCAATGGCAGCGTAGTGCAGAAAGATGACGCGCCAGAGCCGTTCGTCATGGGCATCAAGTCGTGCGGCTTTGATGATCCAGAGTGGCAGATTCACATCGTCAAGAAGTTCCGTGATGTGGTTGATGGCGAACACTGGCCGGCATATGGGTTCAGTTACAAAGAAGCGTAAAAGAACTTGCAACAACACACAGCAGTGTGCTTTACTGTGTGTCCGGCTTGGACTCCGGGAAAACTTGGTAAGGCTTCGTGAACCCTCTGGCGGTGTACCAACACCGTTAGTCCAACCCAGCAATGGGAGAGGGTTTCACGAAGCCTTTTTTATTGGAGAATCGAATGAACGAAGGAACCATGGAATTGCTGCCGGTGCAGCGCGAGCAAGTGACGCATCTTCCAGCGCAGCAACAGGCGGCAGCCGGCACACCTCTGGCCCTGATGCAGTACGCAATGGCGAACGGTGGTGCGAATCTCGACCAGCTTGAGCGCCTGATGAGCATGCAGCGCGACTACGAGGCGAACGAAGCGCGCAAGGCTTATGTTGATGCCATGGCGCAGTTCAAAATGAACCCTCCTGAAATCATCAAAGACAAGAAGGTTGAGTACGTCGGCACAAAGTTCAACCATGCGACCCTGGGCGCGGTGACTGAGGCGATTGTCGCCGGCCTGGCGCGCCACGGCTTCACGCATCGCTGGATTCCACAACAGGACGGCGCAACGATTACCGTAACCTGCGAAATCACCCACAAGCTTGGTCACAAGGAAAGCGTGTCCATGTCCAGTGGAAAGGATGACAGCGGCAAGAAGAACCAAATCCAACAGATCGCCAGCGCCATCACGTACCTGCAACGCTATACCCTGCTGGCAGCTACCGGCGTAGCCACCAAGGAGCAGGGCGACGATGACGGCAACGGCTACTCGACCGACACCAGCATTGCCGATGAATGGATTGAAAAGCTGGCGGCGGCTGCGACTGATGCGGACTGCGTGGCGCTGTGGCAACCGGCCACCAAAGCCCTTGCCAAGGATAAGCTTGGCTTCAAGGAGTTTGAGGCTGCATTCATCGAGCGCCGTACTGCCCTGGCTGGCGAGGTGAAGTGATGCGGTTCATCGAATGCCGCCAAGGCACTCCGGAATGGCTGGCCGCCAGGGCTGGCCTCTGTACTGCATCCGAATTCGGAACGGCTTGCTCGACTGTTGGCTCCCTAACTGAGCAGCAGCAGAAGTATGTCAGAGGAATTCTTGTCTCCAATATGACCGAGAAGCAGGCGGCCGAATTTGCAGGCTACAAGGCCCCGCCAACAGCAGAAGCGGTCAAGCGCGCATTGAAAGGCGAAGACACCGAAACCATGAGCGACACGGCCCTGCGCTATGCTCATGACCTGGCCTTTGAGCGCATCTCTGGCGCCCCATATGGCGAACCACCAAAGACATGGCTTCTCCAGCGCGGCCATGATCTGGAGGACGAAGCCAGGCGCTTGTATGTTGGCGAGAAGGGTTACTTTGTACGCGAAGCCGGGATATGTGTTGATGACGAAGGCTTCGGATACTCGACAGACGGTCTTGTAGAGATCATGGAGTCCGGCGATCATGGCCTTCTGGAAATTAAGAATCCGATTGATAGCGTGAAGATCACCCGGATTTGGAAAACGCATGATCTAGACGAATACTCCCACCAGCACCAGGGCGGCATGTGGCTAACTGGCCGGAAGTGGATTGATCATGTGATGTATGCGCCAGCCTTAGAATCGCGTGGCAAGCACCTATACATGCATCGCGTGATGCGTGACGATGACTTTATTGACCGCATGGTCAAGCGCCTAGCCATCTTCCAGGCCAAGGTTGACGAAATCGTGCATACGCTGTCGTCTTAAACATGCCTCTTGACCCAGCCCGCATAATCTTTGCAGCCCAGACGAAGCGCGTAAATCGCTTTGATGAAGAGGACGACGGTTGCCGAGGGTGCTTGTTTGAGAAAGAGCGGGCCAGCGTTTGCCATGTTGCGGAGGCCGAGGCGAAGAAGCGCGGCCTACCTTCATGCGAAGATGGGCGAATATACATCGCAGTGAAGCAAGACCCGAGACAATATGACCTCTTCGAATAGCCGCCTCCGGGCGGTTATTTTTTGCAACATACAAAATAACTTGCGCAAGTACTTGCATTAAAGCTTGCGCTAGCTTATAGTAATCACATGGACGACGAACACAAGTTCTTCCCATGCCAATCAAGGAGAATTACATGAGCAATACCCATCCATTCGTAGGCCGTTACGTCATCGCTCGCTGCTACTCGGCAGGCGTTCATGCTGGTGAAGTCGTCAGCGTTGAAGGCGAGAACGTCATCCTGAAAGATTCCCGCCGCCTGTGGTCGTGGAAGGCAAAAGACGGTGTTGCCCTGTCCGGCGTTGCTCAGAATGGCCTGAAAGCTGGCGGCAGCAAGCTGGACGTTGTGAACCCTGAAATCTACCTGACCGGCGTATGCGAACTGATCCCGACCGCCGAAGGCGTGCGTGAGAATATCCATGGCTACTAACAATACTTGGCGCTCCGGCGACGGCGACGGCTACGGCGACGGCTCCGGCTCCGGCTACGGCGACGGCTCCGGCTACGGCGACGGCTCCGGCTCCGGCGACGGCTCCGGCTACGGCGACGGCTACGGC